TATTATATTATATAAGTAATGGCAGGAGGTTTATTAAACTTGGTCGCTTATGGAAATCAAAATGTAATAATAAACGGGAATCCATCTAAAACATTCTTCAAAATGAAATATGCAAAACATACTAATTTTGGATTGCAGAAATTTAGATTGGATTATGACGGATTGCGAACATTAAGATTAAACGAAGATTCACATTTTCGATTTAAAATACCGCGTTACGCAGATTTGTTAATGGATACATATATAGTATTAAATTTGCCTATTATATGGAGTCCTATATATAAAACAACAGATGAAAATGGGGATGAAAAAATGGTACCATATGAATTTGAATGGATTGAAAATTTAGGTACTGAAATGATTCGTGAAATATCAATAACATGTGGTGGACAGAAAATCCAAACATATAGTGGAAACTATATGCGTAATGTAGTAGAACGTGATTTTGAAGAAACAAAAAAACGTCAATTTCGTCACATGAGCTGCAGCGAGCCCGAATTTTATCGTCCATCGCATGCTTTTGAAAGAAATGGGAAATATCCATCAGCTAAAGCTACTATGAGCGAAACAGGTGCACATCCGTCAATTCATGGTCGTAAATTGTACATACCATTAATGTCTTGGTTTGGAAATTCAAGTAAAATGGCATTTCCTTTAGTCGCATTGCAATACAACGAACTACACGTCAATGTTACAATTAGACCAATTAATGAACTTTATACAATTCGTGATGTAGAAAATAGTAAAGATAATTACCCACGTGTTCAGCCAAATTATAATAATGAATATATGCAATTATATCGTTTTCTTCAAACACCACCCAGTGATGATTTAAAACAAGAAGAATATATTGAACAACGTAATAATTGGAATGCAGATATTCATCTTGTTGCAAATTATGGTTTTTTATCAGACGACGAAGCAAGATTATTTGCAGCACAAGAGCAAAAATATTTATTTAAAGAAATACATGAATATAAATTTTTAAATGTCACCGGAAGCAAAAAAATAGAGGTAGAAACAAACGGACTAGTATCTAGTTGGATGTTTTATTTACAGCGTAGTGATATTAATCTTAGAAATCAATGGACAAACTATTCAAATTGGCCTTATAACTATTTGCCACAAAATGTAGAAACAATTGATGAAGAAAATAATATTCACATAACAGGTGAATATCATCATCCAAATAATAAAGAAATATTACAAGAATTTGGTATATTGTTAGATGGAAATTATCGCGAAAATCTATTACCTTCGGGTATTTATCAGTTTATAGAGCCATACGTTCGTTCAAAAGGTAAACCAAACGAAGGATTATATTTTTATAATTTCTGTTTAAATACAGATGTACACGAACATCAACCATCAGGTGCAATAAATTTAAATAAATTTGGTAAAGTAGAATTGGAAATAGTTACATACACACCTCCATTGGATGAAAATGCACAATTTCTAACAATTTGTGACAATGAAGGAAATACTATTGGTGTGAATAAACCTTCGTGGTCGATATATGATTATAATTATGATATGATATTATTGGAAGAACGTTATAACATATTATCATTTATTGGTGGTAATTGTGGGCTTTTATATAGTAATTAATTATACGAACTAGTGTCGGTCAACATACCAGTTGTTCTCTTCTGTGGTGCAAACATTGGGTCGTGATTTTGAATCACAGGAACTTGTGTTTTGGGTTCTTCATTATCATTAACTATAATAACGGATGGATTTAATTTTTTTAAGAGAGAAGAGTTATTTTCTATATTTTCGGTGTTTGAAATAACAACAGGACTAAAAGTAGAACCTTTATTTGTTTCTAAATTACATCCTTCGCATTCATCATGACCTTGTAAACATGCACCATCACTTTGACACATTTCATAACATTTTGTTTTATTGCATGATTTATAAGGTGTTGTTCTTATCATGGTAGTCATATTTTCCAAAATATTATTAACTTTGAAAAAATATACATAACCAGCTAAAAGAATAAAAAATAATATAATCGCATGTAATCTTTTAAGTTTCATATATATATAATATAGACGAAGATATATTTTTTATCGCGTGTTTTTTTATACAACTAATATATGGCCGAAGATAAAAATAGCAATTCAGAAGATAAAAATGACAATAAAAAGGAAGAAACTAGCAAAAATGGCAATTCTGAAAAAAAACTAGATTTTGCATCATTTGGTAAAAAAATTTTGAATATGACCATACGTTTAATAGTATATTCTATAGTCGGTGGTTGTTTTGTATATTTAACAAATATCGTAAATGATGCGGGTGGTTTAGGAGGTACAGAAACAGATGGTTTACCCTATGTTAGTCCGATGGGTTTATTTGGATGTGACCAAGGAATAAAAAAATCAATGCAAAAGGGGTTCAAAAAATTCAGCGACATGTCAAAAAAGATGATGGATAAAGTACCTTTAAGTGAAGATATGAAGAAGAAAGCAACTAGTAAATTAGATAGTGTGGGTGAAAAATTAGACGTTAATAAAGGTGAAGGTAAAGGTAGAAGAAAAAAGGAAAAGGTGCCGTTTTCAGTGTATGTCAAACATAGTTTAGAAGAATGGTCATTTCCTTATAAAAATCAAGTGTTATGCAACAAGCAAAATATATATTATGAACCATTGCATTATCGTTTTATACGTTGGTTCACAAGTACATTAACGTTATCTTATGCTTACGGCAGAAAAGGGTTGGATGCATTATTTGAAACGTTAGATAATGAAAAGTATGCATTTTGGTTTGGTCCATTGGCTGTATACTTGATTGTTTACTTGTCTCCAATATATGGTGTAGCTAGTCACGGATTAGGCTCAATTATTAATATAGGGAAATTAATACCTCGTTTCATATTCCAATTCTGGTTTCCAATAATAACTTTCATATTAGCATTTTTTGCTATGCCAATTATTTCAATTGGTGGCGGAATAGTTCAGGCATTGATGACGATATTTTTCTTTGTGATATATCCATTTATGGAAACAGAAAAATTCCCAATGAAAGTAAACGATGTAATGAAGGACTTCTCGGGACCAATGTACATATGGAAAAATATAACATCGCGTACTAAGTATTTGATAACCTTGTTTTTCATTTTTGTTACAAAATACGCGTTTGAAGATTTAAATGTTTTTTATGCAGCGGGTGGTGGTGCTTTGACATTAATGACATACTTTTTTTAAGAAAGTAGATAAGTCCTTAAAAAAATGAAAATAGAGAAAATGTCATAAAAATCGCATAAAGATATAGAAATGAATAAATTATGTTAGGTGTAATAATTTATTCAGCATTTATAATGTTTCAAAATAAATTATCAAGTAATAACTTATTTTGCAATAATAATAATATATTTCATCAAGATAAATTAGATGAAAATTATAGAATGAATACAGGGTTATGTGAAGTAATCAGGGATGACGACCATGAAGAATTAGATAGAATGATTGAACATTTCAGAAATTACGAATTACTAAAAAAACTAAATAGCTCGCTCATTTCGATGCAAGAAAAAGTAGATATCATTAAGATGAATGACATTTTAGATATAGATAATTATGGAATAAACATTACAAATGGTGGTTTGTTAGAGGACTGGGATTTTATTTTCTAATAATAATCTATAATGTTCGTTAACGAAAACAATGCAAATGACCCATATGGTATGAATTCTTTAATGGCAAACATACTTAAATATGTGGAAGGTTTTAAACAGCAACTAGCAAAAAAAAATGATATGCAAGGTCTAGATACTATCAATAAATTTGCTTCTATCATTAGTCAAGTACAAAATGCCAATGGTGATAGGGATAGAGTAAATAAAATTAATAAACTGCATATTGCGAGTGGTGATATATACATTGGGAAACGCTTTGTAATCAAAGATGGTGAAAGTTCAGGCAATTTTGTAATGTTGCCTATCAAATGGCCCATGATGGGCAATACAAAACAATCATGGCAGAAAAATGTAGTAAATCCTCTTAATAAATTAGAACAACAAATGTGTGCTAAAGAAACAAGTGATAATTGTAATAGTTTAAGAAATAATCCTACAGAATTTCATAAAAGAACAATGTGGTTGGGTGGACGTCGTAAAACAAGAAGAAACAAAAAAAGTGGAAAAAGAAGAAAAACACAGGTAAAAAAGTCAAGAAAAACAAAAAAATCAAGAAAAAGAAAAACAAGAAAGTAACCATATGTTAGCATAATTCATGATTCGATTCGTGATAATTTAATGTAATAAATTTGCCAATTCTTTGTATATCCAATTTGCATATTTCATAGTCATTGTTCATTTTTTCAATAAAATTGTCGTCAGAAATTCTATTAATATTGCGATAAAAATAAAGAAGCATATCTTTCTTATCTAAATTTAATTTTTCACATAACGTTTGTATAAAAATACTATTGTTGTATTCAGTAGAATATTTTGTTAACACCTTAGTAAATCGTACTTCAGAAGGATTATATTTTTTTGGTTTATATTCATTATGCAATAAATATTGATTGTAATATGTTTTGATTAAAGAAGACATTTCATTAAATTGCCATATTTGCTTTTGAAATGTTATCCGATCAACATAATCACCAAAGCAAAAGTTATCCAATAGTTTGTTATAAAAACGAATATCTTCAATATTATTTGTTCGTAATACTTCTACTACATTTTCATGAATTAACAATGAAATAATGGTTCTGTCAGTTTCATTTAACTTATTATTATGTTCATGCATAGGCATTTTATTATTCAAAATTAGTTTTGTTTGCTCTTTTGCGTCTTCATAATAGCATTTGATATTAAGCAAGTAATTCCAAGTTTTGTTATTAAATATATCACAATGGTTACTAGTTTCATAAAGGTCATTTAATTTTCGCAAATCATTTTGCACGTATTGAATAACCATACGAATATTTTGGTTAATAATATTAGGCCACATTAGATTTATTATAGTTGTCATTTCATTTTGTTGTGGAATTTCTAGTTTATGGATATAACATACTTTCATGAGTTCTTTCATTTTTTTATCTATTTTACCATTACCAATACAAAAAACAGGAATATTAGTAGTGATTTCTTCCTTTTGTTTTTTCGTCTTTTTAGGTCGAATTAATTTAATTAACGAATTAATACCTCCTTTATCGCCACTATTCATACCATCTATTTCATCCATAATAATGGCGATCTTACGTTTTCTCTTGTGGAACATGTCAATTACACTGGTATCATTCATATTTTGTTTCGTAATATTATCGATTATACTTTTGTTTCGAACATCACCTGCATTAAATTTAACAAGAAAATAATCATTATCTTCCAATAAAGATTCAACAAATTTGGTTTTACCTATACCCGAATCACCATAAATATAAAAACCACGTTTTTGAGTTATATTATTTTTTTCGTTTTCAAATAATTCTAGCTCTTCTTTAATATTGTTATAGGTATGATTTCTGTTCAAAATAGTATTATAATCAATCATATTATAAAACTATTACATTTTTTTATGTATATTTAAATGAAATAATATATCTCAGTGATTTATTTACACTTCTAACTACTACTATCACTACTAGAAGCAGCAGCGTCACTAACACACACTTGTTTGTTAGTAATACCATCCCATGTTAGGTCACATTCTTTAGCCCATTTAGATTTTCTACAATCCCCTTCACTTCCATTCCACATATCTGAAGAAAAATTCATTATTTTTTTGCACGAGTTTTTCCCTAAATTATGAACATTATTACACGCAGCAAAAGAATCACCGCTTTCGTCTACACCACTTTTTTCTTCCCAAAAATCGGGACATTGAGCAACTTTAGGTGGCCAGTCAGCATCTTTAGCTTTAGATGACATCATTGAACCTAAAAATATAAGTGTTCCAATAAGAAGAACAATAGCAATGATTAATACAGTTTTCTTAAACTCCATATATAAATTAGCGAATATTTTTTTATATAAAATAAATATAATGAACATGGATAAACAACAATATAACGGACGTATAAATGTCATGGAAGGAAAATCTGCTTTGGATTTTCAGGATAAAATACCTACACAATCATCATCATTTCACGACGCAATGACAGGAACATTTTATAATACGATGTTATCTAAAGCTTTCTTTTCTATTGAAAATCAAAATATAATACAAAATGGTATTCGTGCAGGTGTATATAAAATGTCAAATAATAGTTACATTGTAGGATATCAAGATGTAGATAGTTTAAAAACAATAATGCGAAGTATTTTTTTACAAAATAGCAATAATTTACCAGATAATATTAAGGAGCAAATCAATAAACTAAATCAACACGTTTTAGATTATGCTATTCCTCAAGTATATGGTGAAGCACAAGGTTACATAAAATACAAAGAGGATATAAGTACACTACCTAATCCTATAGCTAGACCAGTAATGTCTAAAGAAAATACTAAGCAGCTTGAACTTAAACCATGGTTTTAGATAAAATATGAGAAATATATTATTTATGTGAATTATATATTAGTGTTAATTTAATGTGACTAATATATAATGCATTCGCGTGTACATCCACATGAAGAAAATAATAATCTTCAAGATAGTGATAGTGAAAATAACATACGTTTATCACAACGTAGAGGAGCAATTAAAACGTTGGGAAAAAATAAAGACTATGAAAAATATAAATGTTGCGTGTGTAAAACAAACGAACCTTATTATCAATGTCCGACATGCAAGTTAGTAGTATGTATTGGTTGTACTATAAATAATAGTATATGTAAGAATTGTCATGATACAAAAGAAAACGAAAAATCAAAAGATTTGCAGCAAGGTAATTTGGTATGGTTTAAAAATACAAATGGAAAATTTAAAAAATGGTGTTTTTGTTGCATGAATAAGTAAATAATTTTATGTGGTAATAATATAGATGCCCATTCAGCATATTCCAATCAATTCTATTATTTATAGTAACACAATAATTAACCCACCATATACGTATACAAGCAATGTAGGTGTCCCGCGTTCAGCAGCAACACGAAGAGCAATAAAAAATAGATGTTTGAAAACGTGTTGTGTTACACCAACCGATAAAAAAATAGAAAATAATAATAAAATTATTCATCTTGGATGTATCTAGTTCTTAGATTTAGATTTTTTTTTAGAAGGTTTTCCAGAATTTTCATTTTCGATGTTTTTGCGATGATTAATGATGAATTTATCGTATTCACTATTTAGAACATCCAATTCGCGCATCCACATATCTTCAGCACTTGTACTTTCAAGTTCAGCATATTTCTTTTGCTTATCTTGAAACTCACCATTTAATCTTTCTACATTTTCCTCGCTTACACTATCCATCGGCATTTTCAATAAATATTTGTATTCGGAATCATCGTCAATCATATCATAATCTTTTGATACAAGTAGTTCAACAATAGTAGTTTTGGATTTTTTACGCAAATCGAGTGTTTCGTCAAGCAGTTCTTGAATGTATTTCATTTTGTTGGAACATATTTTTAGCTGCTTTTTCAAAATATCTAGCATAAAATCCTTGCGTTTTTGATACAATTCAAGACGTGTTACGTAATAATCATCAATAATTTCAGGAATAGTTTCATATTTCTTTAGTTTTTCGTTCGCATCAAACATATGCATATTCGTAGTTGAAAACGTAGTAAACAATTTCAATGTCTTTTCAAGATTATTGCAGCCATTGTCAATAGTCTTTTGTTCAAGATGTTGCAATGTATCACGGGTAAATGTGATGACAATACTTACATTTGTTGATTTACTCATATCATCTATTTCCTTGATGATGGGAGTAACTTTCTTTCCATTCTTATCAACGTTACTGGCCAAATTTTCAAGATGCTCTTTAAAATCATCTGTCCAATATCCAACAGGCAATTCTGTAACGCAAATTTTATCTTGACCAATGACTTTGTATTTTCCACAAACTAGATATTTATTTTTGCTTACTTCGTGAATGCTTCCATTAAACCCTTCAAAATAGGGTGTGAATTTAATTCCAGATACATCGTAATTCAAAAGCTTTTGCTTTAGATAATGGATGATGACTGGTGGATAATATGATTGAATTTCAGTTGAGAATCCAGTACCAATACCTTTGGAACCATTTACAAGAACCATTGGAATAATAGGTGCATAAAAGACTGGCTCAACAGGCAAACCATCATCATCCAAATAACGCAATATGGCATCATCATCTTGAGGATAAATATGACGTGCTAATGGTGAAAGTTGTGTGAAGATATATCTTTCCGAAGCACTATCTTTTCCTCCTTGTAGACGAGTACCAAATTGTCCATTTGGTTGAAGTAGATTAATATTATTTGAACCTACGTAATTTTGTGCCATACCAACAATAGCACCATTTAAGCTGGCTTCACCATGATGATATCCGGAATGTTCTGAAACGTATCCCGAAAATTGCGCTACTTTAATTTCTTGTGTCAAATTCTTCTTGAACGCTGAAAATAGAATTTTTCGTAAACTAATTTTCAAACCATCCATTAGATTTGGGATTGAACGATCGCAATCGTATTTTGAAAAATGAATCATTTCGCGGTCAATAAAATCTGTATAAGATACGGACGTATTATTTGTATCCAGATACATTTCGCGGTTGTAATTACCCAACCAATCTTTTCGGTCATCTGCGCGTTTCTTATTAAAGACCTTGTCGATTGCGTCACTACAATCATCGTCGTTATGTTGAAATAGAACAATCTTCTTGTTCTCAAAATATTCCTTAAATTCTTTACCTGTACTGGTACCCAATCCCTTGTAATATTTAATTTTCCATCCTTTTGTATCAGTATGCGCTTTCCACTTGTTATATTCACCATCATTGTAAAACAATAGTTCCATGGAGCCTTTCTTTGCTTTTAAAATAGGTGTATTCATAAACCCCATAAATCCTTCAATCTTAGACAAATCTGACCACAAGCTTTGAAACATGTTAATGCCTAGACCTTTGATATGACTTCCATCTAAATCTTGGTCGGTCATGAAAAGAATTCTACCATAACGTAATTGTTTTTTGATTGATTCTGCTGTATATTTTTTGCCAGTTTCAAGACCTAGGATTTTCTTGATTTCTATAATTTCTTTATTTTCGGCAATTTTTTTAATGGGTTCACCACGAACATTGAATAACTTACCTTTCATGGGATAAACACCAATAATATTTCTGTCTTCAGAAGACAACCCCGAAACAATTCCTGCTTTAGCTGAATCACCCTCGCAAAATATAATAGTACAATCACTTGATTTCGGTGTTCCTGCCCAATTAGCATCAATCAATTTGGGGATTCCTCGAATCGATTTGGTTTTATTACCATCATTTTTCTTTGCTGCTTTATTTTCCTTGACTTCGTGAATGGCACAAGCTGCATCCATAACGCCAAGTTTAGCGAGCTTATCAATGAATTTGTCGTTAACAACACATGAAGAGCCAAATTTACTAATAGGTGTATTCATGTAATCCTTTGTTTGACTATCAAATGCAGGATTTTCAATATCACATCTTACAAACAGGAATAATTGTTCTTTAATGCTTGATGCATTCACTAGTATCTTTTTCTTTTTTTCAATATAGGCAATCATTTTTTTTGTAATTTGTTGAATAATGTAATCGACGTGCTTTCCACCTTTAGATGTATATATACCATTCACAAATGATACCTGGTTAAATTCGTCATTGGGGGTAAGTCCAACAACATATTCCCAACGGGGATTAGTATCATCTTGCACTTTAGAAGTTGTAAGATACAAATCAACGTATTGTGGGAAGGTTTTAACAGATAGTACTTCACCATTAAGTTTAACTTTAAGTGTTCGTCGTGTTACGGCAGAAATATCGTAAACGCGTTTCGCGAGCAACTGACGCATATGCTGGGTAAGACCATCGATTTCAAAGCGTTTATAGTCAGGTTTGAATGTAATACGAGTATAAGGTTTAGTTGAACATTTTGTAATTTTAGGTGGATGAATAACATTAAGATTATCTTCAAAACTTTGTGTGTATTTTAGTTTTCTAACATGGTCAATTGTTTCAATCGAACCAATTGAAGACCAAATGAGAACAAGCTTAAATCCAAATCCATTTTTACCTCCCACGATTTTTTTTTCGTCTTTGTTATAATTTGTGGAAGTACGCAAGTGTCCAAATATCATTTCTGGAATCCAAAGGTCATATTCAGGATGTTTAGCTACGTCAATACCATTACCATCATTATACATGGAAATAGTTCCATCATCTTGAATAGTAATATCAATGTTCATAACAGGATGGTGATTGGCATCCGGTTCATCTTTAATTTTTTGGTCCATACGAATAACGTGGTCGCGACAATTTACAATACCTTCATCAAACAATTTATACAATCCGGGAAGAAATTCCATATCTTCTTGAACAATTTTGTTATCTTTTAGAAGCCAGTGACACCCTTCCACATTCTCAACGGACCCAATATACGTATCGGGGTTATCGAGAATATGTTGTTTGTCCGTTTTCTTCTGGTAAATAGTAGCGAGGTTTGACATACTTAATTTAATTAAATGCAAATATATTTATTATGTTTCAATTTTAAGTATAAAACCTATACAATATATATGATTCCTGTAAAAATATATAATGTGAAAAATAAACCCAAATTCATGATTGAAGAAGAATTTCTACCAGATATTTTTAAATTAGGCGAAACATATATTTTTGATTTAAGTCATGCATCTAATTTTCAAAGTCGTATGCTTATTTCAAAAGACATTGATGATTTGCAGCCATCTGACGAAATAGAATTAATCGGTACACCAGGTTTAAATGGTTCTCAATTAATTTTCATACCAAATGAAGTAGGTAATCGTTTCGTTTATGATGAAAAAAATGGATTAACTATGGGTAGTTTATTAAATCCTTTTATTTCGTTAAAAGATTTTTCAATATATGAAGATGATAAATCAGTTGAGGAAATAGTGAAAGAGCAGATTATTTACGATTTTAAGATGAATTACAATCCTGTATTTGTTGAATTGTTTATTGAGTCATTACGCAGTAGATTTAATAATATTAATTTAAATGATGATGAGTGTTATCCATGTGGTATTCCGGCTATAGATACAAGAATTAATAGTGATAATTTAAGTAATGCACGTATTTTAGCAAAACAAATACGTTATTCGCGAAAAAAAATAGAACGTGAAAAAATGCAATTAAATGCGTATGGACAGAAAGAAGGAGGTCCTGGAGGTTTTGGAGCACCACCAAAAAATAACTTTGTATAATATTTTTTTCTCTCGATGTTTATATAATGGCACGTTTCAGTAAATCAGCAGATGGTATGTACCATATTAAAGGAAAAAAATACGTTCAAGTTCAAGGTAGTCGCGCCCAAGTATGGCACGGAACTGCTTATGAAACAACAGGGGGGTTAACAAGAAGTCACATTAAAATGAACAAACATGGTCGCATTGTATCTACTAAAAAATCAGCCACCGCTAAAAAAGATAAACGTCTTGAAAAAGCTGGTTACTTCACCAAAAAAGGTAAATTCGGTTTCGTCAAAAGAGATGGTTCCAAAAAATCTAGAAAATCCAGAAAATCCAGAAAATCTAGAAAATAAGTATTTAGCAAAATGAATTAAACAATAACCCAATATAATTTTATGTATTCTAGTAAAGAAGATATAAAATGCGATGACATTGAGATGAATAATCATAATGATTTTGTGAAAGCATTGTCTACAACTATTGAAAAGTATGTTAACAGACACGTTGAAGAACGTGTGTCAAAATATGAAGATTATGATAAAATCATTGAACTCATTCATGGTTTACCGATTATCGAGAAAAAACAGCGTAAAATCGAAAAACTAAAGAAAAAGATTAGAAAATTAAAAAAAATCATTGATGAAAATAGTGAAAATATCAAATTGGTGATTGAAGAAAAAAAAGAAATTATCGATTTGACGAACGATATTAGCGATGATGAAAAGGAAGAAATTAAAGTGGTAAAAATAAAAGAAGAAGATGAGGAGGAGGAGGAAGAAGATGAGGAGGAGGAGGAAGAAGATAAAAATTCATTTGAATGTGACGATTGTAATAAAAAAGGTGGCGATTGTTTTGAAGAGATTGGTATTTCCAAAGATGAATATATTATTTATATTTGTGAAGATTGTTTTAATAAGTGGAAAGAAAGTGATAATGCATCTGAGTATATCGATAAATTAAACAATGAAGAAGAAGCTGAAGAAGAAGAAGAAGCTGAAGAAGAAGAAGAAGAAGAAGAAGAAGAAGAAGCTGAAGAAGAAGAAGAAGCTGAAGAAGAAGAAGAAGCTGAAGAAGAAGAAGAAGCTGAAGAAGAAGAAGAAGCTGAAGCTGAAGAAGAAGAAGAAGAAGAAGAAGAAGAAGAAGAAGCTGAAGAAGAAGAAGAAGCTGAAGAAGAAGAAGAAGCTGAAGAAGAAGAAGAAGCTGAAGCTGAAGAAGAAGAAGTTGAAGAAGAAGAAGAAGAAGAAGAAGAAGAAGTTGAAGAAGAAGAAGAAGAAGAAG